TTATGTTGATACTGGGGGGTGTGCATATTTAGCTCATGGCATCAACACTCATAACAAAACTAATTCTGGGCATAATACCGGGAGATTTGTCCAAGTTTTTACTCATCCATTAAAATGTTTCAATAATACGGGTATTACGGCTTATATGCCAGCTATAAATATAGATCCTAGAATCGATTCTTATTCTGCTATTACTGATCCAAATAGTGGCAATCCTTACCCTGAAACTTCTGATGAAATTGCGAAATCAGTTATGCCTTATGCGGGTAAATTAATAGCAGCTTATGGAAATTTCAACGTAGATGCTACTGCGCAAGGTGCGACTTGTTTGTCTTTTGAGTCTAGCAATAATGGTGTTAATGCTGGTTACTTAACAGCATCTTTTGATAGTGCTTCAGCTTCTGATAATTGCATTTTAACTTTTAGTATTGATAGCTCTTCAGAATCTTACCTTGAATTTACTGCTGAATCAACAGCCACCATAGCATGGTGCGCTCCAAGTGGTAGATATAATGGAGCCAGTCTTACTTTTGTTTATGAATTCGATATAACCTAATGGCAACAAAATTTATAAAATACGAAAAAGCGTTACTTAAGATAGCAAACACCAGTATTTTTGCTGAGAATGCTACTTTATCTTTTAGCGCTTCTTTAGAGCCAGTTACAGATGTGACGGGTTCTGTTATTCGTTATGCGCCACAAGGGCCAACAAAAGGTACATTAAGTTTTTCTCATTATTGTACAGGTGATTTTCATGATTTTTTAAATCCTTTGACAGCTATAGAACATACCGGAGAAGCTTTTAATGGATCTTTTGCAGGTCTTAGTTTTGAAAGCGGATTTGTTAGATCTTTGAGTTTTTCTGTGGCTCCATTTCAACCTATTTTATTTCAATCAGAAATAGATTTGTACGGATCTTTAGGGTCTTTAAATGACAATGGTAGATCAGATTCAGACTTTGAATCTTACAGTTCTATTCAAGAAGAAGTTCCAATTGGTCATGGTTTAAGATCGTTTTTAGCTGGAGATGATATTGGTATAAACAAACAGATGTCTTTTGATTATTCTGTAAAAGCAGATAGAAATCCTGTAGTAACAATTGGCAATGAGGTTCCTTACAGGGTGACAAAAGAAAATGTTATTATCAATATGTCTGTAAAAGGCGAAGATTTTGGAAATGCAATATCTTTTACTGGTACTAATGCGGGAGTCGTAATTAAAATTTATGATGTGTATGGAGAGTCGCCATTGACAGAATTTGGTTGCACAGGTCAAATTTATCAAAATGATTTGTCTGCAGCAGCTAACGGGTTTATGGAAGGTTCTCTTTCTGTTTCGCAAGAATATTTAACAGGTAAGGCTGCTGTATGATTTTAAATTCTGGAGAAACAAATATAGCTAACGTATCAGCTTTTGAGCTTGGAAATTCTTATTCTAAATTTGATATTGTATATTATAGTGGCTACACAACTGGTAGCACAGAATATCCTGCTGCACAAAATGTATCAGGACACTATTATTATACTGGTGCAGCGGCATCTTCAACAATACACAATACTCCTACCGGTGATAATAGCCCGTGGACAAATAAGTTTTTTAACGAAGTATCTTATGGAGCTTCTGTTGAGTTTAAAAATCATTACTATGATATCAACTATGGAGATGGGTATTTCAACCATTTAAATAAGTCTGAAAATGCAATAAAAGCAAAATTTAATATACCTCTCAGTAAAAGATCAGATAAAGAAGCTAAAGCTGTTATTCATTTACTTGAAGACTCATTTAATAAGGGGGCTAAGCCAAGTGGTGGTTACACAGGTATATACTGGACTCCATTTGAGCCATACAATCAAGAGTTAGAATTTTTTGTAGAAACATTTGATAACTCTTTAGAATATCCTGATGTTAATAATATTGGCTTAGCATTGCATAATGAAGATAGATCCACAACAGACTGGAAAGATTTTTATATTCCATTTAGTAATACGAGTGGATTTTGGGCCGCAGGAAACACATACTCAAAAGATGATATTGTGTATGGCAGCGGAACTAATTTCACAATAGCAACTTCTGGATGGTATTATTACACAGGAGATGCAGAAACTACAGCGACAAATGACAATGGCCCAATAGGTAACAATACACTATGGACTAAAAAACAATTTTATTGGCCAATAAATAAAGGCATATCTTTTAATGAAGCGCCAAGATTTTACAAGCAAAATTTTCAAAATGATTATTTAGTAAGAGTAGAAGATGGATTAAATAAATCTTTATTGAATTTAGATATAACATTCACAAGCAGGTCAGACAAAGAAGCTAAAGCTATTCTACATTTTTTAGAGAAGCACAGAGGTTATGATCAATTTTTATTTACTCCTCCAGCTCCATACAATAAAACAAAAGCGTTTTTATGTACATCATGGACTCACACTTTAAAATTCAAAGATAATAATGATATATCAGTAAAGTTTAAACAACAGCCTATAGATTATACTTCTTATGAAGTAGATTTTTTAAATTTAATTACAATTGATCCTTTCTTATCATGAGTATACCTACAGCAGTCACACAAAGAGCAGAAGGCACCGGTTACATTGGAGTAACTGGGATGGAGTTTGCTGTGCAAACAGGTTTTGCAATACGCACGGGTTTTTATTTAACAAATAGCGGAACAACATCTGTAAGAATGACATTAGAGCTGGATAGCTCTGCCCATAACTTTGATCAAACTTATGATTTTATAAGTGGAACTTATGATGTGAATGATGATAGAAGAGTAACTATATTAGCTGGATCTACTAAATTCATTCCTTTTGATTTTTATGGCTTAAAGTCTACATCAGGTCCTCAATCCCCAATTACTGGTCCAGCAGGAACTGGTTCTTATAACACAGCAATAAATTTGAGTTTTATATCAGAAATAGATGGAACTCAAGATCGTACTTATTATGCTGGTCAACCTGAATTAGGCGTTATACGGGTCAATTTAACAGGATATGTAACAGGTCATTTTGGTAGTACATCAGAATTAACTCCAGCTCATCCTCAGAAATTTTTAGGAATAACCGGACAAAAAGATGATTTTGGTGTTTATTATCATGATCTAAGATGGGTCAATCCTCCGACGGGTTATTATTTTGAAAAATACAAAATAGAAAGATCTACTGATGCTACTCAAAATTGGAGCGCATTAACAACGATAGAAATACCAAAAATAGATCGCCCAACAACATTGCCTCCTGCTGTGGGTGGAACGTATTTAAATTCTTTTTACTATGGTACTCCTACGGGAATTGATGGTTATAATACATATTCTGATACTAATTTAACAGCAAGCACAGATTACTACTACAGAATAAGAGGAGAGCATTATGACAGTTCAAACACTAGCACTTTAATTTCTTATTCTGACTGGGTTTATTGTAGTGGTGTAGACTCATTTTCTCAAAGTGTTAGTAATGATGTTTTAACAGGTTTAGTTTCCGGGTCTACTAATTTAGAGCCCGGAGATAATCCTGATCCCACAATAAAATTGTCAACTGCTGAAAAAGGCGCACTGGAAATATATTTACAAGATGGTGAGTCAAATGTAATTTTAAAAGACAGATTTGAAACAGAAATCAACAAAAGAAATATAAGTAAATCAAATTTCTTAGATTATTACACTGGTGTTCATTTTATTATTGATGAAAATAGCACTATTGGTTCTAGTAAATATGAACAATTACTTAGTAATAGTCCGAAAATTCCAGCCCCAGCTATAAAAACAGGGGCAGTGGTTAATGTTGGTCCTAGTTTAGGTTCGGAGTTACAGATGAATCTGTATTTAAAAAACAATGCTAAAATAATTGGCCTTGGTGGTGTAGGGGGTAATGCTGGAATAGCTAAAGTAGTATGGACCGACTCTCCTTCTTCTGGTGGCGGTATTAGTTTTGATATTCAACCAGCGCAATACGGAAAAAGTACAGACGGTGGTGTAGGGGGGAATGCTATTGAGATAGCTAGCGGTATAAATAATTTTAGAATATATTTACCAAGCATTTTTAGTATTTATGCTGGAGGAGGTGGAGGTGGAGGTGGGGATAGGCTTTTTGCGGCTAGAGCTGCTTCTCAGGTTAGACAAGCAAAGCAAGACAGGGACATTGATCTAAATACACCAGTTTATTTGACAAAATCTGAAAATAAAATAATACTTGATATTAATGCTGGTGGAAAAAATTCTTTGCTCGCAGAATTTGATTTTAGTGATTTTGCTGGAATCCAAACTGCTGGATTTGGTGGTGGTGGGCAAGGATCATTTAAGTCTGATCCCGGCTCAACTTATCAACAGGGCATAAACACTTACCAGAAAACAGCATGGAACGAAACAAATAAAGGTAATACACAAAGAGCTGGAGCTGGCAGGTCATTCAACTTAAATTATCAAATTTCGCAGGGGGGTGCAGGAGGTGCTTTTGGTCAATATGGAGATAGGGCACCAGACAGCTCTTTTGATGATGGTTTATTTACGGTAATTAGTAGCACAAGTAATGACGAAGTAGGGAAATTAGGAGGTCGAGGAGGATTTGCTGTTAAATCAGCTAGTAGCGCATACACAACAAGTAACTTAATTGGTGCATTGTTTTTTCCTAATTCAGATTTTCAACCTGAAAATATCGGTAATTTTATAGCGAGATGGGATGCTAGCACAACGGTTTATAACACCGGAACAACTGATGCCACAAATGGGCAAGATGTGGAAACGTGGGTAGCTGCTGCGAAAAATTCTGCGCTTTCTGCTGTTGCTGTTCAGATTGTTGGTGATGCTACTAATAAACCAAAATTTTACAATGTCGCTGCTAGTGACAATGCAGTATCCCGCTTCAATGGAAAGCCATGTATACAATTTGACAATTTAGCTTCTGCAGTTATAAATGGAATTTATAACAATTCAACAGATTATACTTTAACTAATAATACCGAAGCATTTGATATATTTTATTTAGTTTTTCCAGATTCATTTGGCTCCAAAAGGCAATTTAATGCGGATAATAAAAAAATCCGCAGCCAGAATCTGAGTTTTACTAAGTTTAATAGTAATAATAATGTCAGTTATTTATATAACGCGAGTAGCGAGATTAAAGAATCCACCGGTATGCCGAATAGAGGAAATAATTACTCTGTGGAAACTAGTACTTCTGAAAATGCAGATGAATTAATGCCATCATATGCTTTTGTTTATAATGTTGCTGCATCAAAAGATGGAAGAAAATTAGTTTATAAAAGCTTTATAAATAATATAAGCAAGGGAGCCAAAGAATTATCAAATCAAGAATCTTTCAAATTTGATATAAATCCAATAATTGGCGCAAATAATGGAACATCAAGTTTTAGTGTATCAGATATTATTATTTATAATAAACAGTTAAAAAATGAAGAAAGGAATGCCGTTTATTTGTATCTTAGACAAAGAGCTATGATGAATATAAATATAATAACTACAGAGGATATTGATACTACAACTTCTAATAATAAAGTGGAAGATGAAACGGGATTCGCAGGTTACTTTAAGCTAACATCATAAAATAAAAAATAAATCATGTCAACTCAATCATTTAATGCATCTTTATTAGATTTATTGCCAGATACTATCATAGAATTATACGAACTAGATTTAGGCGAACAAGATGGTCTTTTTAGGTTTCATCCCGGTATAGTTTCGGCTTCTAATCTTATTTTTGATGGTAAAACCTATTATTCGTTACCTGTTGATGCTAATGGGTTTGAAAAGAAAGGTGATGGTCGAATGCCTCGTCCAACGCTAACAGTTGCCAATCTAGATGGTTTGATGAGTGATATACTAAAAAGAAGACAAGATTTAGTAGGTCATTTATTTATCAGAAAAAGAACTTTTTTGAAATATATTGATGCAGCAAATTTCCCTAATAATTTTAATCCTTTCGCAATACCGGACCCTGAGGCTCGTTTTTCTGATGATCAGTTTATTGTGAATAAAAAAAGTCAAGAAAATAAGTTTTATGTTGAATTTGAGCTTATTTCTCCTCTTGAGTATGAGGGGGCAAAACTTCCAGCTAGGGTTATGATTGCTAATTGTTGCCCTTGGAAATATCGGGGCGCGGGTTGCAGATATGGCCAATTGACAGATTTTGATGAACAAAAAATTTTGGGTTTGCAAACAGCTGCAACTATTTTTGGAAATAACGGTAATTTAGGTATACCTTTGGCAGATGATAAGGATAAATTACTTTTTGAAAAAAATGGTTATAATTTAACAAGTATCCAATTTCGTGGCGATTACGATAAAACTATAACCAATTATGTTAAAGGTGATGTGGTTATAATGAGGCCAGCTGTAAAAATATTAAGCAAAATAGGTTTAAGTGACACACTGGAAAATACAGATGATCAATGTAATTTTTTCTATGTTTGTATAAAAGATAATGGCTCTACAGCAAAAGACCCTCGTTATGAAAAAGAATATTGGGTAGCAGATCAATGCTCTAAAACTCTCAACGGGTGCAAAATAAGATTCAAACACTATGGAGAATATACAAAAGGATTATCTTTCGGAGGGTTTCCCTCTATTGAATCTTATAGATTTTGATGGTTTTTGTAGTCAAATAAAAAATTATTGCTGCGAATATGATTTTGAGTGCTGTGGAATAGCAACCTCAAAGAATCTTTATTTTCTTGAGAATATACATCCTATTAAAAATCTATTTTTTCAAATAGATTCTCGAAAATATTTTAATATTATAAGCAAAGAAAACGTGCTTTTTATTTGGCATTCTCATGTTTTTGGATCTGCTGATCCAAGCGATTGTGATGTGGAGTATGCTTATGATCATCAGCACTCATCTCTTATCTATTCTGTCCAAGATAAAAATTTTTGTTTTTTTAGAGCAGATCCGTTCAAGTCAGTTTATTTTTCCATTTAAAAGTGTATAATATAAGGATGACAAAGGTTAGTATTCATGGTCGATTTGGGGAAATAGTAGGTAAAACACACCAGTTTGCTTGCTGTAAGCTCTCTGAGATCTTTTCTGCCCTAGAAGCTAATACGGGTAAAGTTAAATCTTACATAACAAGAAATAAAAAAAGATCAATGAGCGTTTTTGTTGATGGCGTAGCCGTACAGGAAAAAAACTTTAATTTAGTCAACGTAAAAAATAAAGAAGTAGTTATTTTGCCTATTTTGATGGGGGCAGTGGGGTTTACTCTTATGATAGCTTTAAGCGCAACTGCAACATCAATTGGCACATTAAGTGTTGGGGCTATTATTGCTGCCGTAGTCATCAATATTGCTTTTGCTATTGGGATGAGCTTATTGATGAGTAAGTTGTTGGCTCCAGATGACCCTGATACAGCTTCAACTAGCTCTTATATTTTTGCACAAGCAGAAAACAATACTAGACAGGGTGTTCCGGTGCCTGTTGGATATGGTCGCTTTAAGGTGGGATCTACAGTTATATCTGTAAATTTGTTAAGTATAGATAAAGCGATAGCTTCAGGGCAAGGGTTTTATGATAAGTTGTTTAACAATATAACCCAAGAATCTCCATCAGAAGACTCAATAGACATTACTTCATCAGCTTTAGCTAGATCTATTTAATATGAGCCACGAAGAAAAATTAGACACATTCATATCGCGATGGAATAACTTAGGGCCTAAAACAATATGTCCATCTGTAGTTTTTGCTTCAACTATCACACAAGGCCCACATTTAGGTATGGTTGGTATAGATAGAGCCGTGGCTCACCATAAAGATTTAAAAAAAGAATCTACTTCTTTTTATCAAACTGTTGATATTTTATCGGAAGGTGAAGTTCACGGTTTATGTGATGCTTTTGGGCAATCTATCTTTTTATCTAACGACCAAAATAAAAATAGCGATTATTTTAAAGGCATATATTTAAATGACACACCAGTAAAAAATACTAAAACAAATACGTATAATTATAGAACAGCTTTTTCAGAAATAAGATTAGGTACAGAAGACCAATTACATTTTTCAGATCTAACGCAGGGCTTGTCTTTTGCTAAATCATCTCAGACGTTTAATTATAATGTTCAATTATTTGCTAATGTTTTTGACACAGCTTTAAAGAACGTGACAGTAAAAGGTCAAGAATTAAAATTTTTAGATGGAGATAATAATAGGAGTGGTTATCCATATGATACAGTTATACCAACTATATATAAACCTGATTTTATATATTCAGAATTTCCCTTTGTTCATACTGTGACAAATCATAATGTAGATTCTGTTGTTATTAATGTAGCTTATACAGGACGATATCAATCTAGCAGTGGAAGTGCTTATTCAGCTGGAGTAACTTTTGTAATAGAGGTGGGGCATGTTGGCGATGAATTAAGTCTAGGGGAAGGTGGTTCGGTTGGTTATGTAGTTTGTTCTATTAGAGGTTTGGCTTCTTCTGAATATATCAGAAGTCATCACATTCCTCTTCCTGATTCAGGCGGAACGAAATATAGATTTGTTAGAGTGACTAGAGTTGATAGAGATTTTGGGCCAGCATTTGTTCAGGGAGATAAAAGTTTGGCTATAAATTCTATAGTAGAAAATATATCAGAAAAGCTAAGGTATCCGAATAGCACTTTAATCGCTAATATTTTTGATGCTTCAGCATTTGGGCAAATACCAAAAAGATCATATGATTTAAAACTTTTAAAAATTAATGTGCCCTCTAATTATGATCCTGAATCAAAAATATATTCTGGAAACTGGAATGGCACATTTGCCCCAAATAAACAATGGTCTGATAATCCAGCATGGATTTTGTACGATATCATTACTAACAATAGGTATGGTTTAGGGAAATATGCTTTTCAGCAAGCTATGCTAGATAAATGGAATTTATATTCTATTGGTAAATATTGCGATGAATTGCTGCCAACTGGTAATACTGGATTACAACCGCCAATAGGTTTTTCTACAGACTCTTCTTCCGCTATATTTAGCATACCTATTACAAGTGAAAACACAAGGACGGATCTACAGTCTATATTTGAAGTGGGCTCAGAAATTTGTTTTTTAGATTTAAAAAATAGTTCATCTGAAGATGTAAATTTGAATTATAGAGCTATAATAAAAAAAACACGGATTGATGGGCTAGTATTTAAATTTGAAATTGTTAGAGATTTTGGGGTGGATAAAATATTTTTTGATTATCCTGAACTTAAAAGAGCTTACCTTTATCAGAGAGGGAATTCTTCTCAGAGCGCTAAAAAATGGCTAATAGATTTGTTAATTAATAAACAAGCAGAATCTTACTTATCAAACAGTAGGTCTGCAATTTTTTATAATTATTACTACAATTCATATTCTTTAAACTCTTCTGTAACATCTGGTTATATAGTTAGGCAATATGAAAATGAGAGACCTATTTTAGAACCGAGATTTGCTTGCAACATTGTATTCACAGGGCAAGACGAAGCTTTAAATACTATTAATAATATTGCTGCTGTTTTTAGAGGTATAACCTATTGGAATGAAGGGCTAGTTTATCCATCTATAGATAAATTAAAGGACCCAATTTTGATGTTTAATAATAGTAATGTTGTTGGGGGTAGCTTTGGTTACACAGGGAGCGCAAAAACATCTAGAACCTCCAGTGTTGTTGTTAGATACAACGATGCTGATGACAATTTTAAAACTAAAGTCGCATACGCTGAAGATTTTGCTGCTTTGAGGCAATTTGGCTATAATGAGCAAGAAGTAGTAGCAATAGGCACAACATCACGATCCCAAGCCAAAAGAATCGCAGATTGGATTTTATATACAAATCAAACAGAAACTGATGTGGTGCAGTTTTCAACAGGGCAGGAAGGTAGTATTTTATTGCCGGGAGATATTATTTTAATACAAGATAATTTTAAATCAATCAATAGATACGGAGGTAGAATCAGTAATATTAATTTTAGAGATAAAAGCGTTACTTTAGACAAGGGCATAAAAGAAAATATTGTTGGTCAAAAAATATATTTTATGGTGCCTAAATCTACAACTTCTTCTAAAGATCTTTCTAATTTAGCGAAACAAAGGCAAAACACAAATAATAAAGGGATAACAGATTCGGAAATTGACAATCAAACTACCCCGCAAATCAAATACTTTACAATAGCATCAGTGTCTGACGGCAACGTGGTAACCATAAATGAAACAACAGACCCAGATTTTAATTTAATCACCAGAGGAACAATATGGTCTGTGGAAAATTCTAATACAGGATATGATATAAAAGGAATAAAATATCGTGTGTTGTCTGTGGAAGAAAAAGCGTTAAATGAGTTTATGATTACAGCAATGATGTATAATGCAACTAAATTTGAAGCCTTAGAAAGAAATAAAAACATAGAAGAAAATCAAAACTCAGATGAGCTTAAATTTAGTTTATCTGATTATCCAACCAAGACAGTTGCAAGTGATAGTTTCACTACTTCTGACGCAAATATAGATGATCAAATTTACGATGCTTATTTTGTTAAAGAAAAAAGCGATGACGACATAAAATTAGAAGTAACTTTTGATTTTGGCACTGAAGACTTAAGTAATATTGGTGGTTACGTGGTAGATTTTTTTGTTTTGGGTAAAAATTTAAGATTTTGTCTAGATGGTAGCGATAATAGAAGTTTTTCTGTATTTTTAGGAAATAGAAGTTTATTTCCTGAAAAAGGTTACGGTTATAAAGTGTATGTATATGATAAGGATTTCAAATTAGAACAATTGAATATTTAAAAATATGAGTTTTACTAAATATCTATCCCAAACACCTCAAGATTTTGGGCAAGCTTTACAGGTATCCGGGTTTTCCGTAACAAATTCAGCTGCAGACGCATCGTATGTTGCTAATTTAACGCCAACTTCTGACCCGTTGTTTATCAGCGGAAGCGGCGTACCTGCGGGAGCTTTAATATCAAGTGGTGATTTTTGGAGAGAAAACCCATATATACAATGGAGCTTATATAACCCTACCAACAATAAAGTTTATGATAATCAAAAATTATCCAGTTTAAATTTTTTCTCAGGTTTTGACTTAAGCATTAAAGATGAAACTGGTCTACTTATTTCAACGCTAGAGACGGGATACTATAAAAATTATTATGAGATAGATATTAATAGTTTAAAAGATGATTTTGATTACTTTAGTGGGTTAGATGAAAGAAGGTTCAGATTTGAGGTAGTTTCAAATGATTATTATGGTAGAAAACATACAGGTATTTTCTTTTTGACCTGTGAAAGGCCAGATATCACGGGGCTATCGGCCTATATAGGAAAAGAAATAGTTTTCTTACCGGAATTCTCTAAAAATTCAGGTGTCAACGCTTTGCATTTGTGTATAGGAACTGGAGCTAATTTTGATGTTTTAGAAACAGGATCTGCTAATAATCCAATTGCTAAAATGCAAATTAGGCCTGACAATGGCGATGTTAGCAATTTTAGATACCAGCATCAGCCACCATTAAATTCAGGTTATTACTATGGGTTTTACGCTGAAGACGTTTATGGCACTGGAGCAGCTTATATTTATCCTTCGTCGATAAAACCTTTTGAAATAGATCCTTTACATTACAATATAAAACCTTCTGGTTTTAGAGGCAAAGTGATTGTAGAAAGAGATTCTTTAAATAAAGATATAAAACCTTATTTTAAAGCATCGATAAACAAAGATTTTACTTTGGACAAAACTCAATATGAAGTTTTTGTTTTTCAAAGTGGGTCTAGAGAACTAGAAGATTCATTTTCAATAGATTCCCAGTCGATTAAAAATGTTAAATATTATGTTCATGGTAGCGGAGAAAATAGGATAGATTCTTTATTTTATTCTGGGGACAGATTCAGGGGTCAAGATTACTATTATAGTGGCGCGAATTCAGAGCCTGTATTTTCTGTTTACAATACTACAGGTATTCAATGGAAAGAGCACACAATTATATTGGATAATCAAGCTTCTTTACCCGGAGGTTATTATACAGGTCAATCACCTGTAACAGAAATAGCTATAGCAGCAGGTAATACTACTGGAAACAAGATTTATTTGGGGGTTGAAATAGATCCTGATAGTAAACAATTTTATTTTTATCCTTCTGGGGGATATTATGGATCTGGTATTTATACAGGAACTTATGCGACTTCTTTAACTGGCGGCTATTATGTTTATGAAAATTATGGCCCAAGTGGTCCAAGCGGTCCAAGTGGTCCAAGTGGACCAACAGGTCCACAATCAAGTGGATACGCTACACAGATTACGGGCATAACAGGATCTTTAGTGGCAACTAATTTGTCTGGGTTCATATCTACAAATTACGAGCCTAATTTTTCATATAATCTTTCTCCTGATAACGAATATTATTTCAAAATACGTCCTATTGATAGGTACGGAAAGAAAGGTTCATTTAGTGATTTAATTTATATTAGCTCTAATGACATTACGTCTGCTGTTACTGGCGCAGGATATACCACAGGTATCATTAATGGTGATACTGCAAGTGGTATAGCTTATTATAATGCAGATTTAGATGTCTTAAATATTTCTGATAGAGTTCTTGCTAGCGGAGAAGGTTTATCTCTTAGCGGTTATTTGTATGATACTACAGGCTCTACCGGAGCAGCAGGTTATGTTTTAACTTCTAGAGAAAGCGGCGTTTTCTGGGAAGAAGTTGGCCAAGGAGATGGTACTATTAGTGGCAGCGGTACTGCGACCTACATACCAATGTGGTCTGGCACAACTGAACTAACAGACAGTAATATATATCAAAGTGGATCTAGTATCGGTATTGGAACGACCAGCCCCGGTAAAGATTTACATATTGTTGGTGATACTCGTTTAGAAGGGTATCTTTACGATTACAACAACACAACTGGTGCAGCCGGTTATGTGTTAACATCAGAAGAAAATGGTCCTCAGTGGAAACAGATTGAAGACGTATTGTCTGGTGTTGGCGGTAGCGGCGCGACTAACTATGTTGCTAAATGGTCTGATGAAGATACATTAACAACAGGTATTTTATACGACAACGGTACTAGTGTTGGTATTGGCACGACTACTCTTGCTGAAGCTTTAACAGTTAATGGTAGAGTAGAAGCTGACGAATTTATTGGCGATTTAAGAGGGCCAGTAGTATTTAAAGCTAATGCTGGAGAAGCTATCACAAAAGGCGAAGCGGTATATATTTCTGGTATTAGCGGCAACAAAACTGTTGTTGCTCTTGCTGATGCAGATAATGCATCAAAGATGCCAGCATTTGGTGTAGCTTATGAAACAGTTAGTCAAAATTCTGATATTACTATTGTTACTTTTGGTATTGTTACTAACTTAGATACTTCTGCTTACAGTGAAGGTACTGAGTTGTTTGTTTCTACAGTGCCCGGACAACTCACAGGAGTTGCACCTACCGGTGAATCTGCTTTACTGCAAAAACTTACAAAAGTAACCAGATCAGATAATTCTGCTGGTTCCATGACGGTAATGGGCGCTGGTAGAACTAATGCTGTACCAAACTTAAATGAGGGCAGATTATTTGTTGGTAATGCAAATGATGAGCCTGTAGCAGATGGTACTGTTCATATTGATATTGCTAATTCTAAAGTTGGTATAGGTACTTCTACTCCGTCTACAGAACTGCATGTTACAGGCAAAGTAACTATAGAAACTATAGATTTAGATGCTTCTTTAACTGAATTTTTAGTTATTGATAGTTCCGGGGAAATACACAAAAGAACAAGTGGCGCTGATGGCAGCAGCGGAACATCAGGAACTTCAGGCACATCTGGGTCTTCTGGCACTTCTGGTACCTCAGGAACCACGGGAACATCTGGAACTTCAGGATCAAGCGGTACCTCAGGAACAACTGGCACTTCAGGATCAAGCGGTACTTCAGGATCTTCTGGAACAAGTGGAAGTAGTGGTTCGTCTGGCACCACTGGAACTTCTGGAACCTCTGGATCTTCAGGTACTTCAGGAACTGGTGGAACATCTGGTTCTTCGGGTACTACCTGAACTTCAGGATCAAGCGGTACTTCAGGTAGCGCAGGTTCAGCTGGGTCTTCAGGAACTTCTGGAACTAGTGGAATATTGAACTTAACAGGTCCCAATAATTTCACAATAATAAAAGACAGTGCTACATCAGGATTTGCTGGTGGAATATATTATTCAGGCACAGGAGGAACAACGGGTAGTGTTGGTATTGGAACATCTGGGCCAGAAACAATATTACATGTAGTTGAAAATGAAGCATCTACAGCTCCGAATTCTAATGCCCAATTAGTCATAGAAGATTCTTCTACTGCAGCATTATCTATTCATACTGATTCTGGAGATAGTTATATTTATTTTGGAAGCACAGCTGATAATGCAGCTGGAGCTATACATTATGATCATGGAGCTGGTGAAAATTTAAGCTTCCGTTCTGAATCTACAGATGATATTTTAGTTTTAACTGCTGATGGCGCAGGTATACATGGCGCTACTAGTGGAGAGCCATTGCGTGTTAGCACTGCTAGCGCTGGAACTTATACATTAGGAAGGTTCCAAAATGATTTTAATACAGACTCCAATACCAAAGGCGTTGTAATAAATGCTAGAAATACTTCTAATGTTACCACTTATTTTGAATTAGCTGTTGATGCGCAAAATCAAAGAGCTGGACTGGGGGTTGGTTTAACTGGGAGCAGCTTGCCGATAGGAAAAACAAATCTTAGCAATGCTAAGATTTCAATGTCAACTAATGGCCAAATACAGTTTAATGATTATGGTTCTGGCACTTTTACAGGAACAGCAACCCAAAGGTTAGCTGTAGATTCAAGTGGTAACATTATTGAAATACCTATTGGCTCTGGGGCTATCGATGGATCTGGCACCCAGTGCTATATACCCAAATGGCATGATGCTAATACAATATGCGACTCAGTTATATACGAAGACGCTTCTAACAATATTGGTATTGGAACAATAAATCCAGCTGGTAAATTAGATGTTGCTGGAGATGTGTATGTAAATGGAGTTAGAGTTGGAAAAGGTTCTAATTCTGTAGCAGGAAATACAACGGTAGGTTGTAACGCATTAGTTTGTAACACATCTGGTGGTTTCAATACAGCTATAGGTAATTCAGCTTTAGAGTGTAACACTAGCGGTTATGATAATACAGCGGTAGGACAGTGCGCATTAAAAAATAATGATTACGGTACCCGTAATACTGCTATAGGAAGAGCGGTAGGTATCAATATAACCAGTGGAGCTAATAATACTGGTGTTGGTTGGGAAACATTAAATAACACTACAAGCTCAAGCAGAAATACAGCTCTAGGCGCTAGAGCTTTAAGAAACAACACTATAGGTTGTTGCAACACGGCAAGTGGTTCATATTCTCAATGCTCTAACACATCAGGTAAACTTAATACTTCATACGGAGCTGAATCTTTAAGGTATAACACTACTGGTAATTGTAATACTTCAATAGGAGTTTTATCTTTATATTGTAACACAACAGGTGAAGCTAATACGGCGGTAGGTGTTAATAGCTTAAGAAGTAATACCACAGGTGTTAACAATGCAGCTTTAGGTTACGAGTCTTTATATAGTAACACAACAGGTAGGCTCAACGTAGCAGTTGGTGAATGCGCTATGAGGGTCAATACAACTGGCAGACAAAACGTTGCTGTTGGTTCTAGATCATTATTTGCTAATCAAACTGGTTTAAATAATACTGCTCTTGGTTATCAATCTCTTTATGCTAATACAGCAGGTATCAATAATACAGCAGTAGGTCTCAACTCCTTATATGCTAATTTAGCTAGCGGTAATACGGCATCTGGTTACGCTGCAGTAAGAAATAATACAACTGGTACAGGTAATTCTGCTTTTGGATGTGCGGCTTTATGTTCTAATACAACAGGTATTAATAATACAAGTTTAGGTTCTGCTTCGTTATGTAGTAATACAATAGGAGATGGTAATGTTGCAGTTGGTAGACAGTCAATGAGATTTAATACTACTGGTGAATGTAACACAGCTGTTGGGTTTGTATCTTTATATAACAATACTTCTGGTAGCTATAATGTTGCTGTAGGTACATGCACCTTATATAATAACACAATTGGGGCATGTAACACAGCCGTAGGTCATTTGTCTTTACATTTTAATACTACTGGTAACTATAACACCAGTGTTGGTTATCAAAGTTCATATAACAATACTACAGGTTGTCATAATACTTCATTAGGCTGGAGGTCTTTATATTTAAATACAACGGGTTCATTAAATGTTGCAGTAGGTAATTGTGCGTTATGTAAAAATACAACTGGTTGTAGAAATACTGCTGTTGGTTTTCAAGCGCACTTTAATAGCCAAACTGGTATTAGAAATACTTCTATAGGTTATAGAGCTTTGTATCTGAACAGTACAGGTAATTTCAACGTAGCTGTTGGGGAACAAGCTCTAAGTAATTTCACAGGTAACTCTACTACTGCTGTTGGTATGTATGCGTTACTGAGCAATACAACAGGTGGTAATAATACCGCAAGTGGTGCGTATTCGTTATGTAAAAATACTACTGGATCTCAGAATACTGCTCACGGTAGAGACTCAATGTTCTACAATACTACTGGTAGTGATAATACTGCTTTTGGTAGAGCTAGTTTATATTGTAATACTACCGGAGCTAGCAATACTGCTGTTGGTAAAGATGCGATGTTTAATAATACATCAGGTATCCAAAACACAGCTGTTGGTCTTAAAGCTTTACTTACTAATAGTACAGGTGGTCAGAATACTGCATCTGGTTATTATGCCCTAAGAAATAATACAACTGCAAGTAATAATACAGCTTTTGGTTATAGAACTTTAAGATTCAATACAGCAAATTATAACACCGCCATTGGTTCTAATGCAATGTTTAGTAATA